ATATCTGGTTGAGAAAATGTGACTGTAGGCGCTGTTGTATATGCACCACCTTGAGTAATTGATACTAAGGATACACCATCACCTGATAATGTTGAAGTACCAAATGCTTGATAAGTACTAAGTTCAATAGTAAACTGGTAATCCGAACTTGCAATTGAGAGAGAATCTTCAATCGCATCAATCTCTGTAATACCTGTTTCAAGTGTTTCTGATCCATAATCAAAGAGGCGACATTTTAGTTTATAAACTGGATTTTGGTTTAACTGAAAGAAAGGATCGTCATGATCAACAAAGTTAATCTCAAATAATTTTTTAAGCACAGGATGATAAATTGCGTCACCCTCTAGAGGACGATCTGTATCAGTTGCATCTGTTTCATTCAAAATATAAAATGTTTCACCTTCTAGTCTAGATGTTGCTATCGATCCCGACTCTAAAAGAATAGAACCAGATGAGGTTGTGTCTGTTGCAGTTTCAATCCGAATTTGTTTTGTCTTCTCTTGAAATCTTTTCTTACTGACAATGAACGTAGCTTCACTTAAATTCTGCAAACCAAATTGACTCATTATTTCTTGTTCACCGGCATAACCACCTTCGGAACTTTCCATGTACATTTCTATAGGTGCCTGAGTTCTGAATTTAGATAACGAATCCTCACCAAGAACTGTGTCCTCAGCGACAAGTTCGCGGTCAAGATAATATACATCATGACCATGAATCTGAATTGCTTCTACAAGCAAATCAGCATATAGTAGTTTTTCAGATGCAAGTATATTAGTTACGTTTGTTACGGCCATTATGCTACACTCCCAACGTCACCGAATGGATTTGACTCACTAAAGTCTAGAACAGTATCATCTAAGGTTTCAAATAATTCGTTCTGAGCAGTTTTATCAGTAACACCATCACCAAGCACAAACTCCTCAGTTATGATATAACTACCATTTTCAAGTAGAATACTTTCACCATAAGATGCGGGGTCTGATGTAACTATTGTGTTGTCCAGAGTTGTACTACTAGAAAGGTCAAAATCACCAAAGTCTAGAGTTATCGGGCCACCCGCAATAGATGGTCTTTCAAGAGTGAATTGATAATCAGAAGTTCTAACTGATAGACTATCTGAGATTGCATCAATGTCAGTAATGCCTGTGGTAAACTCTTCAGAAGAATAATCAAACAATCGACAACGCATTTTGTAAACAGGGTTATTATCTAATTGATGAAAGGGGTCATCATGATCTACAAAATTAATTTCGAATAGTTTACCCAGCTGCGGGTGATAAATTGCATCACCCTCGAAAGGTCTATCAGCATCGGTTGCATCAGTTTCGTTTATTATATAAGATATTGTGCTGTTAGTAACCGTACCAGATTCTAGTTGAATTGCACCAGATGTTGAATCTGTACCTTCCTCAATTTCTATTTGTTTTGTCTTATCTTGAAACTTTGTTTTACTTACAATAAAAGTTGCTTCACTTAGATTTTGCAAACCAAACTGAGTTAGAAGTTCACGTTCACCCCCATAACCAAGAGCAGAATCTTCCATGTACATTTCAATAGTAGCTTGATTATTAAATTTTGACAAAGAGTCTTCACCAAGAACATTATCTTCTGCAACAAGAGTACGGTCAAGATAATAGACATCATGACCCTTGTGACGAATAGATTCTGCAACCAAGTCAGCATATAGAGACTGTTCAGATGCAATCGCACTCACACCATTTGTATGGAAGTGTTTATTAACTGCCATAGTTATCCTACCATGTAATTTACTGGTAACTCAAATGTGAGAGCGATTTGTTCTTCTAACTTATTAATCTCTTCCTGTGCTTGTGAGTAAATTGTATCACCATTCATGGTAACACCGCCCAACATTGCAACACCACTAAACTTAGACAGGTTCGCACCCCACTGTTGTTTGATTAGTGCAGTTGCATATCTCTTGAGATAGATGTCGTCAAAAATATCTGTGTAAGTTGCTGGGTCTAGTTTACGATAACACTCGACAATGATATAGTCTGTTCCAGCAGTAAAGTCATTCTCCCAATCTGCATCGATGTACAGACGGTTTTGATGTTGGTTGAAACGGATTGGTGTTTCACCCACAAGAATATGTTCTAGAAAATCTAAGTTGTCCATAGCCATCTGATACTGAATGACAGACGTAGAGGACAGGTCAAATAAATCATTGAGACGCAACTGGTAACGCATATCAAACATGTTACTACCACCACCCGTGTCTGTAAATGGCCATACCTGTATCACAGACACAACAGCACTTGGCATCGGGATAAAGTTATTACCCTCCAGAAATGTTGCGGTGATGGAATTATCTGATGTATCTGTTCCGGTTGATGTTGTGTTTGCTCTTGCTCGCGTAACTTCTTCTTCGGTAATAAGATGTTTGAGATACATCTTCTCAATACCGTCATAGTGATACTGTGCAAAAAATTGTAGGGCTTCATCGATACGATCATCTGCTTGATCGTCTGATACGTTGATATCAATGACACCAGAACCTAACGCTCGTAAGCAATAATCTTTGAATGTTGATTTACTTGTGGGTATGGCCATGAAGATATCCTTTTTTATATATTTATAAGATTTCGTTTATTGCGATACAGTTTGGGCCAAATTCTACGCCCTCGTCTATCCACCCCCCAATCTTGCGAAACCCCACACTTTCATATGCAGGCAGTGCAGATTTCCTTGGCATAGTCCAGATAATTCTGCATTCTTCTTGTTTCGCACTATTTATAGTAAGTTTTAAAAGCATATTTGACACTCTGTGACCCCTATGTTCTGGACTTACATACAACCCTCTGGACCTGTAAATATTATCATTCGTCTTAAACCCACTATTGACACCTATAAGTTTACCATCTGATTTTGCTGCCCAGAAGGTAGGTTCATACTTCCATATTGTATCTTTCTGTTTTGTTATAGATATGTTTCCATAACCTTCCCACAATTCCGCATCCCATGACAGGGAGCTTCGAGATTCTATTTTACTTACTCTGTTAGGCCACAGACCTTCGTTCCAAAGGTCATATATTTCCTCAAAGGTAGTCTCAGAATATTCACAAATCATATTACTATATATAACATGAACGAAAACAGAATTGGTATGGTATCAACATCACGAAGTGGTTGTACAGTTTTTCGTAGAGCAATATGTAATATATACGGGATGGCAGACTCCAATTCTTGGTTGAAAAAAAATGATTATCAGCACATAGAAGAAACACCTTTCTCAAACCAACCACATATACTCAAAATTTTAATTCATTATGTTCCAGAAAGTAAATTGGGATTTGTTCTCAACGACATGCCTAAGATATGGTTGTACAGGGACGATGAAGTAAGACAGTTTTTAAGTCATGTTGCAAGACTGCACACCAAAGTAAATCATGTATATGAATCAGATGGTCAACCGATACTAGATGACAACTCTGTTATGGCAACCAGAAATCAGTTTGATATCTTTATGTATCGACGTAAGCTCTTTTGGAAGGCATGGAAGGTTTATGGATTTATCAAGAACGAACCCCTGATAAAGTTTGAGGACTTTTTGGAAAACCCAACTGAGGTTGTTGAAAACCTAGAGGAGTGGTATTGGAAACAGTTTAGATTTGGCGCACCAATTAAATTTCCAATGCCACACAAGATTCAAATGGACTATATAGAAAAGTTTGCAAACTACGAAGAGATACTGGAGTGGTTTAATGAGTGATTTTTGTATTGTGTGCGTAACCCGTTCTGGTTCGTATTACATAATGGAATATATGTGCAGAGTGTTTGGTCTTGCCGAAGGAAATGAATGGTTTGGAAGGAACAAAGAGGTTGACCTAACAAATCAATTTGAATTAAAAACAAAAAGAATTGATATTGATTTTCATGTTAACGAGGGGTTGTTGAGTGATCAGGATATCAAAAATCGATTGAGACATCTTGAAAATTTTCCTATACCGTATTGCATAAAATCAATGCCACCACAGTTTACCAACACAATTGAATCTGTCAAGCTTCCTCTTGAACAAAGGATAGAAGTAGCACAAGACATACTTAAAGACTTTGATCTAATATGGTTCAAGAACGAAGATAAGATTTCCCATTTCTGTTATGAGTTGACTTGTATTCGGTGTAGTTCAGCGGGTTATCCTCGACCCAGAGAATATGGAATATATGATTCTGAAAAGAGAGTAACACCACCAGAAAATTCATTTACCGCAACAGTAGAAGATTTTGATAAATTTATGCGACGTGAAGAGTTCACGGATGCCGTGATGAAAACTTTCACATGTCCTGTCGTAACCTATGACGACTTTGTGAAAAATCAAGACCAAGAGATTCAAAGGATTGCCGACTATTACGATTTACAAATGCAAGACGTATATAAAATACCTGTCATACACAACCCAGACTATAGAAACATATTTACAAATTATAGTGAGATTGAAAAATGGTTTACACAATACCAGAGATGATGAGCGGTCAGTGGTTAGAAGGAGAAGTTCTAACCCGTGATAACTATAATGATAAGTTCATAGGACAACTTGCAGACCTGATGGCATCCGTTCACGGTATAGTTACAAAGTCTCCTCGTATTCCCAAGATGCAGGGCATCGTTGATAGTTTAGAACATTGGGATAATTTTACTAAACAGGCTGTAGAAGAATACTACGGAATACGATCAGAGTTAAAACACACCGCATATCTTCACGGAGATATATGGGCAGAAAACGTGATAGTAAATGATGGAAGTCTTATCGGGCTAATTGATTGGGAACACGCTGACGTAGGTGACCCGCATTGGGACTTTAGAATGATCCGTAGATGGATAGGTTGGGACGGTCTTGAAGAGTTGTTATTCTACTATAACGCCAGCACAGGTTTGCAATGCAAAAGAAAATACATAGAAGTATTAGACAAGATATCATTGTGTAATTCTAGACAAATACGAAATTTCACCGACCCATTGTTCACTGAGTATATCAAACTCTGGCCGTCTATTCCACCTCAAAAGTCTCATTAGACTTATTAAATACTCTAACTGTACCATCTTCTTCTGTAACCCTACAGGTGATATTATTTGCAGACATATATGTTCTTGTTGCGGCAGATTTATTTGCAAATATATCATCGTTTTTATTAATAATAATATTTGTGTAATCTTCTTTTGAAGAATAAACTACTTCCATAGTTGAAGTCAACTCATCATCACTTAAAACTCCTGTCCTAGAAATTGTAATATCGGAATAAAATCTTAAGTCAGTCCATTCTTCGGGCCATTTGGTATCTGTATCTGGTCTAGTCATAACTCTAGTTATTGTGTATGTTGCCATTTCTTATCTCCGTTGCAGAAATCTTTTCAATTTCTTCTCCCAATTGTTCCTGTTCAATCTTATAACCAACATCTCTTCCGTATGTTATATTTATAATGTTGGGAACGTGCATAATGATATAATCTACATCATATTCATATCCATGATTTTTAAGATCAACAATAAGGTCTGGTTGGTCGAACCATCCCTCACCAGTGTCTCTTACCATTATTACAACTTGTCCAGTTTTTGCGTGAGCTCTCTTGAAAAGTTCTCTGTGTCCTTGATGCCATGGTTGAAACCGTCCAAGCATTTGTACAGTTGGTTTACGTCTATCCATTTTGAAATCCTTATATTATAATCTTTGGGTTCTATGAAAATTCTATTGGTATCTTCATATTTTCCGACACCTATTGTTGCCATCCATATTGTAAAGTCTGCGTCAAACTCTCGCCGTGTTTCTTCTGTGGGACAAATGAAGTCTGCAACTGCAACTCCACCAGCCATGACCACACCATCTGAAAGGTGTTTCATTCTTTGTGATTGTCGAATACGTCCCTCTGTAGAGAAGTCCCAATCATCGTATTTCTCTCTTACTTGATCTGCATTTATCCATATACCAAATAAACTTTTGGCCAGAGGTTCAGCAAATGTACTCTTACCTGATCCCGGTAAACCCATCACTAAAATTTTCATGTTAAAAAAACCTCACTTACATATTTTTTATTTAACTCAACTGCACCATCATAAATTTCATTTTCAAAAGATTTTCTATCTTCCACACTCTTGAATTTTTGGTGCATATAATTCCAATCGTATTTATCATCCAAAATATTCAAATTCATAATTGACATACCAGATTGAGCAGATTGCACCAAACTAATATCTATATTATTCTCGTAGAATTTTTTATTAATGTCCTGAGCAAAAACGCTACACTCAGCTGAAGTCCAAGTATCATTGACCCATCCATCACGATAACCACCATGCGGGTCACCCCCAAGATCGTCTGTTAAAGTATATCCATATTTTTCAGCATTCTCATCAAATTCACTAAAAATACCTGTGCCCCTACCACCACGATTTCTGTATATACCCAAACCATTTATTGATATACTGTCTATTGCAGTTTCCTTGTTGATTATCATAGACGACCATTTCTCAAGAGTCTCTGGTGTTTCATGGGGAAGACCTGCTATGAGTCCAGCATGAAGCACTGAATTTTCACCCAGTGATTCTTTTACCTTTTCAAGAGTTCTGAGAACTTTGTCGGTAGGTAGTCCTTTACCAATTGATTTTGCAGATTCATAATTAAGTGATTCTAACCCAAAGAAAATAGATTTAGTTCCAATGTCTCGCAGAATAGAGATTTGTTCTGGAAATCTCTCCAACAACTCCAAACGTATATATGCCCACAATCCACTATAAGGACTAGTTGCATCTTTCACCTTTTTAAATCTCAACAATTTATCTGTTGTCTCGTTGAATGTGTCATCACTAATCATATAATATTTGGTATTGAAGTTCTCATGGTTGGATAATAGTTCGTCATATAAACTTTTTTCTGTCCTGACATAATCATCAGTAGGCAATCTACCTAAAAATGGGAACGCACAAAACTTACATTTAAAACGACATCCCCTAGCAACCATCAGTGGCAATAACTCTCCCCTAGATACTGTATCATTTTTTCCAAACAATGGTTGTTGGTTGGGGAATGTAAATAATTCTTCATTTGCATATAACTTTTCCTCTATTATTACTGGTGCAGAATCAGAATCTTTTAAATATTTTAAAATTGAATTATCACTAATACCATGAAAAATATTAGAAATCTTATCACCATATAAATCAAAGAACCCCCAACTATGTCTACCATTACCACCAGTAATAATATCCACATCGGTATGATTAAAATACAAATAGTCTATTAATGGCCTAAATTTTTCTGGATCATCCATAAATGTTGTACTAAACCCAAAAAATATTGTATCACCAGAAACTACATCATCAAGATAATCTTTAAGTTGTTCAAAATTATTTTCAATAATGAACATAATATTATCAATTACTTTTATGTTGTATCCATGCAATCTGCAAATAGATGATATTGAATATGACCCAGCAGACTTAGTAGGTACTGCTCCAGCACTTTTCATATCATTGAAGATGAATCCATGATATTTCATATCGTTAGGTAATCCTGTTTCATATATTTCATAATATTTTTCCTATTAACAACCTGACCATTTGATGTTATGGCCATTGCATTGTAATTCGTTGGTATAGGTAAAGACATTTCACTTTGCACATCAGGAGGCATATTAGTCTTTACCATACTATACGCATAATCCTTATCCCACCTTGCAATAAAATCCCTTATGGACATCTTGGTCTTCAAAAATTCTTCTGGTTTGCTCCAATAATTAGTATGCCAAACTATCTCACGATCAATGTGTTGATTGATCGCAAACTTCTCTATCTGTGGTGATAGGAAGAATGGTTGATAATGACTCATATCAAACGAATCAACTTTGATATTCTGCAAGAATCGAAAGGATTGTGTAAGTAATGTGTATTGTGTTATTTCCCACCAACGACTATGGTGATATTCATAGTCCTCCTCATAAGTATATCTTTCACTATTTATATACCTACTGTGTGGGTATCCCGTACTACCAAATAATCTATCAGCTTCACATCCTGTAGTAAATATATTGTTAGATATATCAGCAGCACCAAAAATATTACCCTCATCTATTGTGTGTTTGGTAAATGATATAATATCCTTATATGCCTTTGGATATTCTTTTATAGGTTCCCAACCAGAAGTCACTACATTTATCTGATCATATGGACACACTTCAGCAAGTGCAAGAAGAATAGCAACACTGTCAATACCACCGGAGTAGAAAACATCAATTATCTTACCCATGTCTCGCATCTCTGTTGCACGTTCCAACATAATGTCTGTGAAAGATGGTAGGTTGTCGGTATACTTATACTCAACTACTGGGTAGAAGTCATTACTGGTTCTGAACAAAAACTCCTCACCACCACCAAGTTTATCATTAAGATACCAGCTAGGTTGACGATTTACATTCTTTAGTTGTCGAGACTCAAGTTCCAATAGAAATTTAAATTCTTCTTTGAAATCGTTATCAAACCTTTCCCAATGTTCAAACCTAGGTAAGTTTTCAATATATGTCTTCCAAGCACTTCTGTAGTCGTCACTTAGGTAAACGAAACTGTTCATAATCATTCCATTCATGAGGTTTGTTTCTGTGGTTTGTAAAATGTACAAACTTTATATCAGGATGAAACTCTCCACCCATATATATCCAATCATTACCTGTCTTTTCTTTATATTTTTCAGTCATACTGTATTGCCAAGTTCTGGTGTTTTTATAATCAATAACTTTATTATCTGCAACCCATCTGGTAAACCATTCGTCAGGAAGTGTAATAAGTTCTAGTCTCTCATTCACACTATCTCCTACAAAATATTGTTCTCCATTTACTGGACCTGTGGTAGTTCCGTTTTCAATGTAGAACTTTTGCCAATGGTGAATATCACTCATAAACTTATCGTAGATATAACGACACTCCTTCGGATAGTATTTGAAGAACCCACCATTAATCTCATAAGTGTTAGAATCATTTCTCCACCATCCCGGCATCGCAAGAAACTGTCCGGGCTTGATTGGATAGTCAAACACCTTTTGATAATCGTTAACCAACAAAATGTCAATGTCCATCACACAGATAGGTTCATCAGTGTCCATCTGCATACCCCACATCTTGTTCCATTGCAAAGTGACAGATGGATGATATGGTTCACGGACCCAGATAAAGTTATACTCTGGTAGTTTATTCTCTAAGTATGTCTCATACTCTGGGCCATACTTTTCACCAATACGAACTGCTACGATATTCACTTGTAAATTTCCATATATTTATCATACAATATCTCTTCAGAAATTATCTCATGGCCTAGCCCATTAGGGTGAGAATCGTTTTCCGATATTCTATATTTTATTCGTTCTGGATCAATCTCATCCAAATAATTATCTAGATAATATCCACCTATATCTTCAAAAATAGGCCAACCAATAAAATTATTTTCATTTATTCTGTCACTGATAGGAGAGTTTATTATTTGTTTAATAGATTTATTCCTCATTTGGGCAACAATCTGCCAATCAACATTATCGCTCTCTGGATGTAAATACAAAACATCACACAAAGGATTGCACCCCTGTATCATCAGATACGGTATATCCTTTATCAACTCTTGTGCCATCAAGAAAAATCTAAGAGAACGCATAGTAGCAGATATAACATTATTATGTTCTAATAGTGCAATTCTTGCTTCACGATTTATGGGATATCTTTCAACTTCAAAATTATCTCTATGTGGATGTAAATAAACCCAACCGTTTGTACCTTTTCCTGGCCTAAATTGAAAGTCTAATCTTTGCCACTCACTCCACATAATAACTATTAATCCTATGTTCTTTTCTGATATAAGTGTATCTAATAATTTAGCAACCATGTATTCTTGTCCCATACCAGCTTTGCCTAGATTTACACACTCCATGTCAAGTTTGTCTGCAAGATGTTGAGGCCACCGTATAAAATTAAGTTCTGACTCATCAGCGTAAATGGAATCTTCATAATGTTCAGTATAACTACAACCGATTGCTATAAGTTTATTTTTCGCCATATTTGTCCTCAGTATTTCCTTCACCACACATTTTAAAACAAACCTCTGGTGCTCTATTTGGAGCTTGTTGCAACATAAGATAAAATTCAACCCAAGAAAAAACCTTGAGTATTTTTTTAAATTCATCTATAGACATTTCATTATAGTTTCGTCTTGCAGTTATATAAGCTGGGCTTTGTCTTAGACAGGAAGGACATTGCAAAGGACATTTATTTGTTATATCTAAGTTAATAGGTTTTTTTAAATATGTGTCCGAAAAGGTAGGAATGATTACGTTAACCATAGTAGGGCTTCCATTCTGGAAAAAAGTCTAACAAACAAGTGCCTCTGTATTTGTCTCTTTGCATAAGATCAAACATCATTTTCTTGTGCAGCTCTGGTTTAAATTCTATCTCTTCTAGATATCTTACTAATTTTACATCTGCTCCTTCGGAGTAAAACTTGTCTAGATATATTTCTCTGATGTCTAAAGGTAATGCCTCTATCGTATAGAGTTCTTTCTCTCCCCACACAAGAGAGCCTGTGGTAGAAGTATAATGATCTGGAATCTCATTCAAGTAACCAATGTTAAGACAATTAACGGTAGAAGCAAATGTTACATCCGAACACTCCTCAAACCTTTCAACATTTTTCATTATAACTTCCCACTGAGAGGGATACCTAAGATAGTTGTTACGTTCTCCCCAAGCCTCTATTGATACCATCATTTTACATTTTTTGAAATGGGAGATGTAGTTAAAGATATCCCACTTGTTAAACGTGGGTGTGAGAGTAGCATTGGTTGTTATCTCTAGAGTTATATTTTTGCTCAGACCAGTAGCGATAAACTTATCCATCAGTTCATAGTTTTGACGTATGGCAAGAGTCTCGCCACCAACAAGTTTAAGGTTAGTTATGGGCCTAACCGTTGGTAGTTCTTGGTCTGGCTGCACAAGAGTTTTCTCTCCATACTTATCAGAAAATGCTTGACTCAGGGGGTCAAGTTGTGCTATACTCAAGTTCTCTACAGCTATCGTAGAAGAATTCCAAGGACTACACATATGACATTTGAGATTACAGAAATTGCTAGGAGCGTTATACTCCATAGTGTAAATGTCTGGATTCTGTTTGTAAGCTTCTAGATATGAAGTTCTAGGGCTTTCTTTATTATGTTTTTCTTGTTCGATACAAGACTGACAAAACTTTTCTTTTAGATTTCCTTCCCCTGTAAGAAACTCTTTCTTTAGAGATTCCCATGTTTTTTCGCTGTCCTTGACAGGCCAGTTCTTCATCACACAACAAGGTTGAACTCTACCACTCAGGCCATTGATAACCACACTCGAAAAGGGTTGAGAGCAATACAAATTATTTCTTCTTCATGTACTGATTCCAACTTTTCTGTACATGTTTTGCTTGCTCTTCTACAGGAAGTTCTTTGAACTTATCATCATCGAACTCATAGATAAATCCCTTGTTTTCGTGATACTCTCTTTTCTTAAAAGTTGATAAGAACAGTCTGCATCTAAGAATAAATTTTTTCATACTCATTATAAAATATCTCTGCTATTAGTTTGTGACCACTTGCATTTGGGTGAGTGTCCTCATCCGAAAGTCTGTGATGATCCTCTAGTTTATCATCGAAAGAAAATCCACCTATATCACTCACGATAGGCCATCCAATGAAATTTGAAATTGGGTGTGGCCTATCTATAAGATATTTAGATAGATTATAAAAGTTTTTTCTATTAACCTCATCTGTCATACCTCTGTTTTGTCGTCTATTCTGATACAGAGAATATCCATTTTCTCTCCCACTGTTTTGTCGGTTTAGTTCCTTGGAACCAACACATATTTGCATATCCCAAAATCTCATGTAGCGCCTCATATGCCCAGACGAGCTCGTCCAAGGTATATCGTGCATGTGACATATGATAACTGAATATATTACTAGCATCAAAGAATACGTTTCGACCTCTTACGGTGTTAATCAACATAGTAGGATCGAACTCTATGAGGTTCATCAACCAGTAGTGTAAGTCTTGTTCTTCTCGCATCTTCTCTTGTAAAACTCTAAGTTCTTCATGAGTTCCCATTGAACTAGTTCTTTCGGTTGCAGGGTTATTGCCAGTATTATCAACAAAATTTTTGTCAACAACTTTTCTATAAACATAAAGGTCATCTAAAGACATATTCATATCAACGATGGTTTTTTTTGCATCAATATTGTCTTGAGTGTAGTCGTAGAATATTACTTCGCCACTGAAGTCTAATTTATCAACAAGTAATTCTGCACTATAACCCGCTGTTGGAGAAAACAACACATCGAACTTTTCTGTTGGAATTTTTTTAAAATTCTCTGTGTTGAACATATAAAACGATGGTTGTATTCTTGTCATGAAACGACTAAAATAAAAATCTTCACGATCTACATTATCTAAGTCTTTCCAAGCATCTTTGTGCCACGGTTTATAATATGAGAATGCTTTGCGAGTTCTTTCCCCATGATCAAAATTAATAATCATAGGACGATCTTTTGGTTTAATCCAGTAAGGTGTGTAATCGTCATGATGATTTTCTACACCACGTTCATATTTTTCCCACCGTTCATCCATAGGGGGGCAACCGATAGTTTTCCACATATCCACGTTTAGGTTAATATGTTGATGGTGTAGATATGCAGAAACATCTGGCCGAGCCATAATGTGACCCTTACAGTATTCTTCTGACTCAACAAAATCATAGAAATCCGTGATAGTAGTTATTTGGTTTGGTGTTCTTTTCTTTCCAGATTCAAAAAAATTTTGTCGCCACCTTTGATCAAAATGTTCTCCGTGGCCGACCATATCAAAAACCATACCAACAGATACAATCATTGCGTGTGTATGTGTGCAGTTTTTCAAGTAGTCGTTGACTTCACTTCTATAACAGAACTGAACATCATGTCCAGTGCTTGCTCCTGTAAACCCACCCGACACCATGAAAGTTGTTGTCTGTGTTTGTTTCTCTATACCAAAGTCCCATTCAAGCTTATCTGGATATACTACCAAGAACAAAAGATTAGGTTCCTTAATCTTTATGTCTTTAGTTTCTGATTTCCAGAGACTTACAAATTCTTCAAAGTTTTTCATCACACATATACCCTATAATTCGATGTTCTTGCACTTTCACGGGTCGCATCTTTGCTAAAGGAACAGGTATTAGAACAAGGTTTCAGACATGTAGACTTGTCTTCCCAAGATAATTGCAACACATCATAAAACACATCGTTCATAATTTCCTCTAAATTTTTCTCTAGGAGATTATTAGATGTGTTGTGATAATAGTCATCATAAAATTTCTGATCGCCAAGAAGATGTTTTGAAGAGGGAAGATAACAACACGGCCAAACACGGCAAAGATAATCAATGTAAATAGAATTTGCTACTTGGAACTTACATATAATATCTTCAACCTCCTTATTTTCATAACGGTCTTTCTTTATATCTTCCCACTCTGGCCATAAATCCTGTGGTTCTAGCTTATACTCCTTTCCATGATAAGTGAAAGGTTCAACATCCATTCGATTTGAATACTGATATGTGAACTTATGAAAACCATATTGTTTTGATAGTTTCTGTGCATCCTCAAGTTGATGTTGATTATGTTTGAATATAATCATCCTCCACTCTGCTTGTCCCCCAGCATCAATAAATGCAATTGCGTTTTCTATAATCTTGTCGTAATTTGCATTTATTCTATAGAGGGGTAGTGCATCATGAAGTCCATCCAAACAGAATACTACTCGACTTCCCGCACTCTTACTATAGAGTTTTCCTAACTCAGACCACCACTCTTTTGATCTCAGTGACCCATTAGTACTAAGCAATATCCTTGCTCCGTTTTCAATTATATATTGGCTAATCTCATAGAAGTTGCTACTGGCAACATTCTCAGAAACAGTTCCATAGAATTTTATCAATCCTACATTACCAATATTGTCAAACGATGTTTTGAAATCATCTAAAGACATTTGATAGTTATCCAGAGTTGGTAGGGGATTACCACTAGTATCAGGATTCTTTTGTAACACACCGTCCTTAATTGTATTACGAGCGCACTGAGGACACATTAAATTACAAATGTTGTTCAACTCATAAGATGCATCAACTGGTTTAGTTAGATCAATCATCAATCTCTTTCAATACATCTTTACCAAACTGTTTAACTAGCGACCGCCTCATGAGTTCCTTACGTTCTTTGTTAAATCCCCCATGCATAATAAAATGAAACCTGTTCTCATTTGAACTGTTTAGGGCTTCGTGATTTACTCCATTGTCAAACCAGAACCCAGTACAATTTTCAAACGGCAGTTCTTCTTTTGTATCTGTGCGCCTCAGATAACAATTTTCAGGTTGATAGAACGCAAGATTGATTGCACCAGCGATATTTCTTACTCGACCTTCTTTTATTCTTTGCTCAGATGCATCATTGTGGTCTACAATAGCACCACCCGGCTCCAATAACATAAACCGCAAACGTCTGTAAGACTTATGTGGAAAGTCTTCCAACCATCTCTTAGTCTCAGGTGCGACCTCTGCAATCTCAGTCCACCCCCAATCAACATCATTTTCAGAAAAACCATGACCCTCTGGATTTTTTGTGTGATGCCACCCTAGTGATGGGTCAGAACCTTTCTCCACAAAACTATGTATGGCCGCAGAACACCAACCATCTCCGTCACCGTATCTATGATCTACAAAGAACCCCTCATCATATACTGCTTGTGACTCTTGAATACAAACCTCTGGTATCTCTATATCAATCTTGAGATACCAAATATCATTATCTCTACACCAATCCACAATTTGTTTGTGTCTCATCTACCAATTACCATGAATCGTTTCATACCATTATTTAGTTCTTTTGTTCCAGAATACATTATATCAACAAGTTCAGCCTGTTCTGCCAGTTCATCTGGACCACTAACACAATTTATATGATCATCCCACTGTTCATCATCTGTTGATTGCAAGACATAGAGATAATTTTTATTTTCATTTAATTTACGAAACCTAGACATAGGATACATATGTTCACAAGATGTATTAATTACTAAATCAAAATTTGCTGTTGAAACTGGTTTATACATAACATCATGCAATTTACATTCATAGAAACACTTTTGTTCAGAAATATTATGCATCTTATATCTTTTATTAAACTTATAACTAAATTTTATAACATCAGGATCAATTTCCAAGTTAAGTATGTATTTTACACCAAGTTCATCAACCAACAAAGGATTAATAAAATTTGCATACCAACCTGCTATAAGAAGAACCCTATCAATATTGATACCTAGATTTACAATCTCTGAAACTAACCAAAGTTTACTTTGTAATTGGGAGTATGTTGATGCATCTCTAATTCTTTTCATACATTGTTTATAATCTTCTTTATCTGCCAATGAAAGAGCAGACTTCCAATCTTCAGCTGTATCAACCGTAAATTTTATATGATCTACCACAGTTCTTTTATCTCATCAGTATTAACGCCCTCAGTTTGAGAACTATTATTAAACAAACAAATTTTGTGGTCTTCTCTTATTTTCTTTTTCTCCATGTCATGTGGAAAAATATTTCCCTTGTACCATGAATATATATCTCCCTGTGGAAATCCCCGCAAAAATCCTCCATCTTCTTTCCAAGGGTCATACCAGTGGTGTGCAAGATAATTATCTAAGCTTGGTGATGTAAAGAAAACCACTTCGGGATGTTTCACAACATGATCCCATACAGGCATCATCTGACCCTTCTTCCATACTATGACTGATGAATTAAGAGGTGTTGACTTATGCTTTGCATAGTTTTGCTTAACAGTATGAATATCATTCCACCAGCCACGAACAATCCATGGCTTGTCGTTAGGTAAATCAAAGAAATACTTTAAGTCTTGATGAATGATAACGTCAAGGTCAAGGAAAAGAAACTTGGAGTTATCAGAGAAATATCTATTGTCGCCGGGGATTTGGTGTTTAAACATATAACACTTACGATACGCCCAGAAGAAACCACGGTCTTCATCATAGAACTCGTCCAGTGTAGTTGGAATTGGAATGTGCCAGTCTTTTGTTGGTTTGTCAGTAAAACACCAGAACTTAAATGGAACAGAACAGTTTGCCTCGCATTGTTCTTTTAACTTCTCAACATAGGAGTCATCATACTTATCTCCCCACTTTATACATAATATATTATTCATCTTCATCCTGTTCATATATAAAATTGTTATTTTTATGTTCGTATTTTTTAAAACGAGATAAGAAAAATCTTACCCTGTAAATAAATTTCTTAATGCTCATTATATATCTCTTTGTATTGTTCATATAAAAAATCTGCAATAAATTTATGACCCGCAGCATTAGGGTGAGTATCGGTTCTAGAAATCCTAAATTTTGACCGTGATGGGTCTTTTTTATCAAGAATATCATCAATACAATATCCACCAATTTCACTCATTAATGGCCAACCTATAAATTTGTCTGATATGTTATTTTCAATGTAATCAAGATAAGGACTTGTCAATATTTCATTTGCTGCTTCCCGGCGACCTTTTTGATTTCTAGGCCAACTGTCGTCAGTTGACAGATAACTGCTGTTCCAAAAAACAGTTTGTGTGCCTTGAAGAAACATGTAAGGAATATCACTTAAATTTTTTTCAGCATGTATGAATGTTCTCATAGTGTTGCGGGTTGCATGAAATTCGTTTTGTTTTTCTAAAATATATTTTCTCCCGTCTTTTAGCCAATCTTCTACATGGTCGTGATCAGTTATATTAGTCCATCTATTAAAATCTGTATGACATTGAAATCCCACTCTTCGCCACTCACTCCACATCAAAACTACAAGACCAATATTCTTTTCCTTTAATGTAGCATCAACAGTTTTTGCCAAAATATAATCATTACCCGCACCAGATTTGCCTAGGTTGACACATTCCATATCAAGCATATCTGCAAGGTGTTGCGGCCATCTTGGAAAATCAAAGTTTAAGTTAGGACTTTGATTTGAAGTTAAATAGTGCGATGTAAAACTACACCCAATAGCAATTAGTTTTTTTCTAGAAGATTTTAACATTATATAATTTTGAAAACTCCATTGCATCGTCCCAAGTATCCACTATCGGCATACCCTTTATATTTAGGGATGTGTTCAGAAGCATTGGACAACCTGTTTCATCATACCACGCTTCTAGTATTTGACGAATTACAGAACCGCAATTTTTCTTGACCACCTGTACTCTTGCCGTACCGTCAACGTGTGTAACAGAACTGTAATCGTGTTTAACCTTTGCGACAAACTGCATGTACTCGTTCATTGGCCCTTCAAAGTATTCGTCTGCATACTCTTCCAGAATGGCTGGTGCAAAGGGACGAAACTTCTGTCGTTTTTTAATATCGTTCACAGTGTCCTTGATGTCATATCGTGGATCACCAAGAAGTGATCGATTGCCTAAAGCTCTTGGTCCAAACTCTGCTCGACCATTTGCAATACCACACACCTTATTTTCTAACAGTTCTCCCACCACTTCTTTTGAGTTAATATCCCGACTAATAAAAGTTCCAAGATAGGGATGATTCCACTTCAACTTCTTTTTAAGAACCAACGCAGCTGCGCCCAGCGCACTACCAGCATCGCCGGGTGAAGGCATTATCCATATATTCTTACCTTTAATCTTTGAATTCGCAACACAGTTCAGCGCACACCCACCCATGATAACTAAGTTTTCATGGGGACATAACTCTACCAGTTTAAGTAGTTCCCTCTCGTAGAGGTCTTGTATGGACGCTGCAAGGTCTTCTGGACGTGCTTTAGGGAATATATTTCCAACACCCCTATGGTTGTTTTCCCACAGATGGTCTTGCAAATCATATATGGGTTCACCAAATGCAGCCATACCCATAGTGATATATTCGTCCTCGTTAGGTTTCAGTCCTATACGTTGTGTGATTGCTGAGTAGAGAAGACCAAGGGAGTGTGGGTATTTCCATGTCATAATTTTCTTCATACTATCATTTTTGCATTTCCATATAGACATAGTGTCCCACTCACCGATTGCGTCGATGACTAGAACATTGCACTCATCAAATGGGGATGTATAGTAACCAGCTGCTGCATGACACTCATGGTGTCCAAAATACACATCGTATTTTCTACGAGGCTTCTGCCATTTTTGTCCAGCATAGATTCGGCGTAAGTTCTTACGAAAAGGTTTCTCGTAATACGCAACTATGTCGGGTTTATTGATTTTAGATGTAGGCAATTGTGTGGGATGTATCCACTTATCACCCTTCTTTCGACTATGACGTTCACTGTGTGAAGCAAAATGAATTTGGTCATTCCTCAGTAAGCAAATGCCAGCGTCATGAAACCCCTCCGAAACTCCAAGTATATTCATAATATATCTCTATATTATTTAAACGGGATGTAAACCCCCTCTACTTCAAATTTTTCACTGTCGGACAATTTGAGCTCAGCACCATTTGAAAATACCATGTATCCTAACAACACATCTGTAGGGTTATCTGATTTGCGAATAAATGTTTTTGCGTTTTTGAACTTATCTTCTTTTTCTGAGTTCTTCACAACGTCTTGTTCAAAAATCTTGAGTTTAAGTTTAAACAACTTTTCTTTTTGATCAGCATCCGTATTATCAAATTCTGAGAGAAAATTAATAATATTATCTTCAAATTTATTCTTTGGATTTCCATCTGCATCACCAAAGACCACATCTTCCCTCTGGGCCCAAGAACGAAATGCCTCACGAAACTCCTCACGGAAATTTTCGTTTCTTACATCACTACGTCTATTAATTTCTTCATAAGGAAATTCTGCAACAAAATCTCTCCACTGCTCATCTTCCTCATCAACCTTAATATAATGTTCGCGTGTAGTTCCATCATCGTCTGTCCACAAAACTGCGATAGTGTCCGATTCTGGATTGCTGTAATAAAAATCTGTAACTTTGTCTGACCACAAATATGCCATTTATTTTCTCCTGTATAATCTATTTATAAGACTATTAAACGTGAACAATCTTGAATGTGTATGTGTTAATAGTTGCAGCTGATCCGTTAGGAAATTCCTGTGAACGATAATCATCACCAACCTGTAGTTGTTGATAATTACCAGACCCGTTCAGTCGAGTGTCAACCATAGCAGTACCTCTGGCATTACCAGAACCGTTAATATTATAACTTAATTTATGTCCACCAGAATCCTCTGCTGCAAAATGACGAATATCATTTTTTAAAATTGCATTGAAAGCAGTTGTATCAGAAGTCAAGTCAACCTGATTTAGATTACCGCTGGAGTCAATTAATAGTGGGGCAACTGTCGGAAAAGTTCTACCAAAATTAGCTCTTTGTAAATAATAAGATGTGATAGTCGTAGGTTGATCAAGTGTCTCTGGAATACCAGCAGCGCTGTACGCACTCGTATCTGCGCGGGTATCTAAAAATACTGCCGTACCAGCACCAGAAGCTTCTGCATAATTAGTGACAGATGCAGCTGTTGATATTGTATAAGTACCATTTGTTGCTGCACTCTCACTAGCAGTTATCATCGCATCTAAAGTTGCATATATGAAAGTATCCACATAATCTGTTGCTGACATTGCCTTTATATTATTACCATCTTTGTATGCCGGAAAAGCAATATTGTTTGTATCCGCCTGTGCAGTCAATGAAGTGTCATATGTCGGACCTGTTATTTTATCATAGTTGACAGTCACAGTAGCAGGTTCAGCAGTTGTACCTTCTGCAACAAATGCAGAACCCCCACTGCCTGTTACTGATGCAGCACCAGCCTTCAATCTGGTATCTGCCATAGTTGGAGAAAGTGTTCCACTACCACTAACAACAGAACATGTTACAGTTGGATCAGTTGCATACAAATATGCTATGTATGTTTTCCACTGAGTAATATGATCTGCGGTCATATCAACAATACTTGTCCCATTATAGTATACTGGTGTTCTAACTGTCATTATTCATATCCCTATTGTATTTATATTGCTTGCTTAATTGATATGACATTAACCTTTTCCTCTGTCATCATAATAACCATTAGTATTAATATACACTGCTGCTGAAGCATCCTGTCTGTATGCTACCTGACTAGAAGTATCAGTTCTAACAATGTGCGTACCAGCAGCCCATGTACCATTGTTATTGGAACTGTTTTCACCACCGTTGTTTAGATTATTACTTGAAGCTGCAACATCAGTCACGCCTGGATTTGTGATGGTAAATCTGACAGCAGCATTACTACTCGCAATAACAGCAAGGATACCGAGTATAGCTCGTGTTTCAACACCAAGTGGTGTTGAAACAGTTTGTGTAAGTCTACTAGTTCCAGGCGACCCATTACTCAGATTATTAATTTGAGAATTAAAGATGAACTCGTCACCAAATTGTTGGAAGTTTAAAATATTTCCCGAACCATCGGTGAGAACTGCTCCAATACGTCTAAATGCAGAAGCACTATTATTTGCAACTAGATTTGCAGCAGTTACACTCGTATCAAAACCAATATCAACACTGTCACTAACGATAATGGCATGAACGTGATACCATGTGTTATTTCCCAAAGAGACACCTGATGCCAAACCACCATTACCTGATCCTGATGACCAAGTTGCATCAATCCTTTTAGTCATCGCAGAGTCCAACGTAATATTAGTAGAATTTGCATTATCTCTTACTTCGCCTTCTGCAACAGTAATATCATGATCGGTATCAGTTGCGTTTGATAATCCCATACCCGATAGATGACCTCTAGGTAAAGACGACGCCGAAGCGGCTGTTGGACCCAACACGTTCTCTTGGGCATCATTAAATGCGCCCGTCAGGGACAACAATGCTGTACCAGCAGAGTTCTGGATTTCTACATCTGTCCCACCAGTAGTGGCGTTGCCAACGCGAACTTGTATTACTGTGCCACTGGCGTTCTTAATAAGCAACTGTTTTGGTGTTGCAGCTGCATCTATATATGTTTTAAGTCTTGCCGCAGTAGTTTTTCTATTTGTACCACCCGCCCCGTCATCAACAATGAACAAGTCTGCATCAGCGATAGCAGCACCAATATCAGTTGCACCATCAATATCAAGGTCAGCAACAGCGATAGACCCATCAGGGAATACTGGTGCTTGACTAAAGGTTACTACACCGTTAGCTGCAATTGCGATTGCATCTGTGTCACCAACAGAACCGATATTACCAGTATTAGGAATGACAATGTTACCACCTGTGGTCATAGTGCCACCGCCAGTGTAAGTTCCACTCACATCTAGATTTGCATTTACATCTACAAGTGTAGCATTAAGTTCAATTTCGTCTGTTGCATTAATGTCCAGAACTGTTCCGCTTGGTGCATTAATATTCTGAGAGGCATCATTGAATTGTAACTGCATGGTGCCGTTAAGCAATAGTCCAGTGTCAGCAACATGCGTAAGGGTTACATCTTTATCTGCACCAAAATGAATAACAGAAGCATCACTAAGGAGTATTAGGTCATCACCGATAACAGCATCTAAAGCTACCGATAGACCACCATCAGTTTGTAGTGAACCATCTGTTGTACTTGTTGCAGCAGTTGTATCATCAGTCTTGATAATACCACTCGCAGTTATGGCAGCAGTCGTTGTTGCTCCTGCTACATCTACGGCACCTGAGAAGTCACCTGTGGCAGCATCAATCTCACCAGAGATGGTTAAATTTCGTATTCCAGTGTAATCTTTGTTGGAGTCTAGTATAACTGCTTTAGAAGCAATGGCATTACCAACAGCTGTGCTACCTAAGTCCAGTGCGTTAAGTTCTCCAACCACAGCAGTAATACCGTCTAGAACATTAAGTTCAGCAGCCGTAGATGTAACACCATCCAGAATATTAAGTTCAGCAGCAGTTGATGTAACACCATCTAGAATATTCAGTTCAGCAGCCGTTGATGTAACACCATCCAGAATATTCAGTTCAGCAGCAGTTGATGTAACCGCAGTCGAACCAATTATAATT